TTTAAACCGTTGGCACACTTGGCACATTTTTGGATGGATTCGCGTAGCCACGCGAAACGTGCTGACTTTCAGCCCCAGGGTGCTGCGAGCACGGGACAAGCCCTTCTCCGCACCCGGGACCGCACGGATTGAGGTGTTAAATCTTCCACTTTTCAGATTTCACATTTTTTGCGATTTTTCATGATGTACCCCCCATGAGATTTTTCATTTTTTAGTGATTTTAAAAGATGAAATTTTTGTTACCATATATGCTAAGGATTTTAAGCGTCTTCATAGTCAATTTGAACAAAATAATTGATATGGACCACTCTCTGATCAGCCGCAAAGACCCCCCCGGCGGCGGGAACACACTGAAACATAAAAAATAAATTTGGTCCCTGTTGAGGATTACTACTGTCGTTAAATTTAACAGTCTTAGGACACAATTTTGTTATGTTAAGTCGTCTAACAACACTCAACTTAAAATCATTATTAGCAAATGATTGGGCAGCTGCCAAGTTACCAGTACCACCATTGTTAGCATTACCAATTTTGTGACGCCAAGCCTTCTTGACATCCCAATAATCTCTGTTAACGTCTAAAAGACAATCATCGAGACTTCCATTAGGTGGTCTAGCAGTAGCACCTAACTGGAAAAATACAGAAAGGTCACCACTGTCAGGAATGATACCCCGCGAAGCTTTAGTATTACCCAAATACATCAGAACCTCAACCGGTTGTGGTCTGAGATTTGTAGTAGCATTATAAGCAAGAGGGTACAAGGTATAATTTAACATAACCCTCTTAATCTTAATCTGGTTCCCAACTCTAGTACCCTGCGTAACACCTTGGGGAATTGTTATATAACCAGTATAGGGCATCATAGGATAAGCATTCATACTCGGAGTGGCAGCAGAGTCATAACTACCAAACTGAGTCTCAAATTCAACAGCGACAGTCTTGTTTTCAATTTTAGCAGAAAGAGTTCGTTTCACGTACTTCTTAACAGCAAAGGAAACCTTGGGTTTTCGAGAAACCCGAGAAACCCGTTTCTTAAAAAAACGGCGAGGTTTTCGGCCACTTAGCTTTTTCCTAAACATTATAATATAAAATAACCGTGAGAAAATAAATTTTACAAAAAAAACGATTCTTTGTAAAAAAAAAAAATTAAAAATTTGCCAAAAATCCCAAAGGGGGGATAGGGCAAAATAAAAACCCCACAGGGGGGATAGAACAATTTTTATAGCTCACCTTCATAATTTTGAAGGGATAAATTGTCGTCTATAATCCAGACGTTCCATCGGTCATTTGAGAGCATACTTAGCTCAGGAGCAATGTTTGAAAAAACCCATATTTGTGGAGCATGAATCCACCATTTCTTATAGCTGTATCGCATATCATAAAGCTTCCCTTTTTTTATCTGCTCAATAGCACTGAACATACCATACAACCTAGACTTATCTAATGCCCTAGGCATATCGATTAACATACACTTCGGATCACGTGTCCGCTCGTAACACTCGTCACACACAACCTGAAGTAATTCTTTCATGTCATTAACCGGGGGAATATCTATCCCTCTGCCATGAATTTCTATAATAGAAGCAATAGAGCTCTTACCACGACACCCTTCTGGGTCGTAGATAAAATTTATACCTCGTGGATTCCGATGATCACAGGAATTCCAAATAGTTTGCTGAAATGGGTGGAGCTTATCTAATATGCCCTCATATTGATAGGGCATGAAAAACTCCTGTACACGCTCGTCCCAAGGTCCTTCAACACGTGTTTCTTCTTTACTAACGTAAAATAAATCGCCAGCATAATAGGTGGCATTTACGGTCGGCTCCAAGTAATTTGGAACCGGCATTTCCCCAAACATCTTCATCAACTCACTCTTACGATGCTTCTTAATCAGTGAGAAGCGGCCCTGGTAATGTAGGTAACCACTCGCTTCTCCACTCTCCAATTGGAATGTATAACGCTTAGCAATCTTTCGGAGCGTGCTGATAATAAGGTCCTTATCCAGTCCCTCAGCAGAACTCCTAAAATCAAACATAGCACAAGCATTCATTGTATAGTATGTAGTAAGAAAATAATTTGGCGGCAAGCCTGGAAAAACACAAATTATTTTCCTTAATATATATTTAATTTAAACCGTTGGCACACTTGGCACATTTTTGGATGGATTCGCGTAGCCACGCGAAACGTGCTGACTTTCAGCCCCAGGGTGCTGCGAGCACGGGACAAGCCCTTCTCCGCACCCGGGACC